TGGCTGATCAGGTCCACACCTGACACCGTCCACTTGGAGTGGCCGGCACGGGGTTGGAAGATGTGCATGGTGCAGATGATGTCGGCAGGCGCGTTCAGTTGACGCATGGCGCCCAGGGCGTAGGTCATCAGTTGCTTGTTGTTCTCGGCTTCGACCAGCACACGGCCCGTTTTTAAATCACAAATAATTAAATGGTTCCCATCAACCAGCACAGCGTCAGCCGTGCCGCCGAGGGCTGGGTGCAGGGACTTGAGGCCTTTGTCCAGGTTGACCTCGATCAGCTTCTTGCGCGGATTGGGCACCAGCGTGTTGATGAAGTTGGCGTATTCCTGCGCCATGGCGATGTGGTCGGGGTTGATGTCAGGGTCATCGATCTCGTGGCCGTTGAGAATGCGCTCGGACAGTTCATGGATGGCCGTGCCGATGGCTGCTGCCTCACCCGGTGGCTCATAGGGCATGAGGGCTTCAAGGCGCACAGAGCCTGGGCAGGCCATGAATCGCTCTGTGCGTGATGCTGACAGGCGTGCGTGTTTGCGTTCAGTGTGTTGCATGGTGGCTCCTTAAATGATCTGGTTGATGATGTTTTGCTTGGCGAGGATCTTGGCCAGCACGTTGTGGTCAAGGGATGCCCTGATGGTCAGGATGTAGATGACAGGGGCAATGCCGTTCTTGGTGATGTTCTCGACCCGGCTGCTGGCCTGCTCAAGTGCTGATGTGGACCAGGTGCACTCGACAAACACGATGGTGTCGGCTGCACTCAGGTCCACGCCTTCGCTCATGGCTGCGATGTTGCCGATGATGACTTTGGCCGTGCCAGCCTGGAAGTCGGCAATGGCCTTATCGCGCTGCGCTCTTGGCGTGTCACCCACCACCGTCACCGGCTTGTGGCTTCTCAGTTCTTCGACCAGTTCGGCCACCACATCCTTGTGGTGCGCAAAAACGACAACAGGCTCACCGGCTTGCAGTAGGTCATCAATGAACTCGGCTGCTGGCTTGACCTTGCGCAGGCCTGCCTCGCGCATGACCTCGGCCAAGCCCTCAAACGCCATCAGCGCGTTAGGGTTGGCCACCAAGGCATCGGCATCGAACATTTGCTCACGCTTGTCGTTGGGCAGGTCAAATGTGATCAGCGACACCTGCGGGTCTTTGTAGTCCTTGAACACGTGCTCCTTTTTCCTGCGCAGCACATGGGGCTTCATCAGCGCCTTGAGTTCGGGGATATTGGACGCGCCACTGGTGTCCAGACCCCATGGTGCGTTCCACATCTTGGCGTACCGGGCAGCAAAATCAAACCAGCCGCCACGATAGATGCCCAGGCCGTGCAGGATGGGCCACAGTTCAATCGGGCGATTTGGAATTGGTGTGCCACTGAGGGCAAACACTTGGGGGATCTGCTTCATCAGCAGCATGGCGGCTTTGGTGCGTGCAGCCTTGGGGTTCTTGATGCGGTGGCATTCATCCAGCACCAGGGTCTGAAAGCCAGCGTTGTTGAAGTATTGGAGCAGGTCGTAGTTGACCACCACCACCCGGTCACTGGTGGTGCGCATGGCGTCATTGCGGCCACTGATGACGCGCACCGATACATCGGGTGCCAGCTTGTTGAATGCGGCCTCCCAGACCGTTTTTGCAATGGCCGGGCAGACGATCAGGGCGGGGAGGTTTTCAAGGGCTGCTGCCGTGGTGGGCAGTGTCTTGCCTACTCGCGGCTGGTCGGCCAAGATGGCCCTCTTTTGCGTGAGTAGGAACTGCTTGGCCTGCTCTTGGTGCGGGTATAGCTTCATCGGTTTCCTCGGTTTAGCGGTTGAAATGAGCCGCCATTGTGCGCCCGTATTTTTTTTGACGCAAGAAAAATATTTGTGCTAAAGTGCAACTGCACTGTCATGTTGATGGCGCTGAAAACCTGCAAACGATCACTCTGAAAGAAACGATCATGACAACTCGAGTCACCACTGGCGAGGTCCGCACCTCGTATTTCTCTGCCCTCTCAGCACGCAAGAACGAGATGAATGGCAAGGATGAGTTTTCCACCCAGATCCTGATCCCCAAGACCGACACAGCCACTCTGGCAGCGTTGAAGGCTGCGGCCAAGGAGGCACTGACAGCCAAGTTCGGGGACAAGATCCCAAAGAACGTGCGCAACCCGTTGCGCGATGGCGACACCGAAACCAAGACCGATGGCAGCCCATTGGGCCGTGAATACGCTGGCCATTTCTTCTGCAACGTGAAGTCCACCAGCAAGCCTGGCGCGATTGACACGCACGGCAACGATTTGATCGGAAACGATGACATCGTGAGTGGCGACTACATCCGGGTGTCGCTCAATGCCTATGCGTATTCGCAGGCTGGCAACAATGGCGTGTCGTTCGGCCTGAACAACATCTTGTTGGTGCGCAAGGGTGAGCCATTGGGTGGCGCAAAGCCGACAGCGGCTGCCGACTTCGGCATCACCCGTGGTGCAGCGCCAGCACCGGCGGCCACAGCCGATGTGGGTGATGAGTGGTGATCAGCCCTTGTCCGCGATCAGCTTGAGCAGCGCCTGCTCCAGTTGATTGACTGATCCCCACAAGGGATCCACAGCCCCAGACAGCCACCTGCTGACCTGGGGCTGTTGTATTTTGGCCTCCAAGCACACGGCCTTCATGCTGATGCCGTGCTGCTTGGCCAAGGTGCGAATGTCGTGTACAGATGTCATGCCAGCATTTTACTTGCATTGTTTGTTAATTGTTGACTGTTTTGTAGGGTTGTTGCATTGTCTTTTAATTTAGTGCATAATACGTTTCACCAGCACAGATCTTTGTTCTGGGTAACGACTAAACCGGAGAAAACGACATGAACGTGACTTACAAAATCATCAAGGCTGAAGCCTCTACACATACTGGTCGCTGCGTGGTTGTGTGGGATGTAGTTGATGCGGCAGATGGTTATGTGTACGACACATTTAGCCGCAAGTGCGATGCAAAGGCTTGGATCAATCGCGCAACTGCCTAAACCCACGGGGCTTCGGCCCCTTTCTACAGAAAGAAAAACGATGAAACACCACAAATATCACCAGCACTACCAAGTCCGCGCCGCCAAGCTGCACGCTCGTGCAGACGCTGCACTGGACCTGCTCACCGCCCTCGTCATCGGCATTGGCTTGGCTGCCTGCCTGTTCTACGGGTGGTCGGCATGAAGACGATCATGGACTTGGCCAGAGAAGCCAATCTTCCAGCCTGCCATCTGGATCACCCCAAGGCGTTGCAGCGTTTTGCCGACCTGTTAGCCCAGCAAGAATTGCAGGCTTGCCGGAATGTCTTGGAGGGGTTGCACGCCTGCCAGGACAATCACAATTACTACCTGTATGCCAGCAGAACACTCCAAGACATAAGGGGCAATAAATGAGCCTCAAAGACCTGACCACCGATGACCTGCCGGAACTGGAGGCACAACTCCAGAACGCCCTGGACAAGGCTCGTGGCATGAGCCTGCCAGCACACGCCGTGCGCAATTGCCCAAGCGACCTGCAAAGCCAAGACCACGCATGGCGCATGGTCCAGAATCTTCAATACCTCATAGGATGCATCGAAAATGGCCGACCAATCTATTAAGACCCCACCCACCATGATCGACAAGATGGCTGGCCGATACGATGGCAAGGAGTTGCTGCCCTATGCGTGCCGCCCTGGTGCGCTCGATGCCCTCAAGCTGCCCAGCCTAATGCACTTTGGCCGTGTGTACCGCAAGGATGTGGAGGATTTGAAATGACAGGCATGAAGTTTGACCAGGACAAGCCCGACTACACCCTGCTGCCGTGGGGCAGTGTTGAGGAGATCGTCAAGGTCTTGGACCTTGGTGCCAAGAAGTACGCACGCGACAACTGGAAGCTGGTGGCCAATGGCAAGACCAGGTATCTGGCCGCAGCCTTCAGGCACATGGCCGCATACGTGCAGGGCCAAGACACTGACCCCGAGACAGGGCTGTCGCACATGGCGCACGCTGGGTGCTGCGTGCTGTTCTTGCTGGCGCTCGAGCAGCAGGCCAAGGATGCACAGGAGTGTGGCAAATGAAGGCTGGCCTCAAGCCTCGCGTGCTGCCCAGCCTGCTGATCGCCCTGGCCGATGGCAGGCCACGGTGCGACAGGGAACTGATGGACATCGTG